CGTCGTAGGCCCGTTTGGTATCCTCTACCGCCTGCTGGTGCGCGTACAGCCCCTGCGTGGCATCACGCGAGAAGCCGATCAGCCCCGCGTTGGCCTGCTTGTACTCGGTGAGGCTGCGCTGCGCGTCCTCGTACGCCTGCGCGGTGTCCTGCACGCGCTGCATGCCATCGGTCATCTGCACGGAGAGCGGCACGCCCAGGTTGAGGAGGTCCTGGACATGCTTGTTAAAATCTTGCTGCCCCTGCGCGGCCTTGTGCGACGAGCCGGCAAACTGCTCATACACGAACACGGCGCCGGCGATCAGCGCCGTGCCGGCGAGCAGGATCGGATTCGTCGCGAGCGCGGCGAGGTTGAACGCCTCGATCGCGGTCGTCACGGCGCCGTAGGCCACGCCCAGGGCCGTGATCGCGATCACGGCGATGCCGGCAGCTTTGGCCGCGTCCTGGATCGGCTGCGGGATCTTGGCGAGGATGCCAAGCGCCTGCGCGGGGGCACTCGACGAAAACGCGGCCATGATGCCCTGGATCTTCTCGACCACCTGGACCGCGGTTCCGCTGATCGCCGAGAGCACCGGCAGCACGAGGTAGCCCACCGATTCGCCGATCTCGGCGAGCGAGTCTTTGAGCTTGGCGTATTTGCCGGCGGCGCTGTCGGCGTACGTCGCGGCCTGCCCGCCAAACTTGCTCTCAACGGCCTGAAACACCTCGCTCGCGGAGGTCACGTCGTGCAGGCTCACGCCGAGGCGCTTGAGGATCTGGGTGTTCTCATCGGTGGTTTTGCCCAGCAATTTCGAGGCGGTTTCCAGCGGGATATTGGCCCCGCGGGCCAGATCCTGCGCGACCGCGAGCCGCTGGTACGCTTCCTCGGCGCTGCCCGTCTGGGTCACGAGCTTGCTCACCGCGTCGCGCGTCTCGTCGTCCGAGAAGGCGAGCTCCTGGCCCTTTTTGATCACCTCGTCGAGGCGGGTGGTGTACTCGGCGGTGGAGGCGCCGGCATTCTTGAGCGCCTGCTGGACGCGCAGCGTCGATTGCTCGTCCTCGGCCGCGGCCTGCGCGAATTCGAGCAGCTTCTTTGGCGCTTCCTGGATCGCGCTGCCCAGGGTGAACCCGGCCGCCGTCTTGGCGACGTCGGCAAGCGTGCTCTGCAAATTGCTGAGATGGCCATGCGATTGCTGCGCGCTGTCGCCGGCGTCTTTGGTCGCCTTGCCGAGCTTGTCCACGGCGGGCGCCGCGTTGTTTGCGTCCTGCCCGGTCTTCTTCGCGGCGTCGTCGAACTGGTTGACGCCGGGCGCCGCCTGCTGCGACGAATCGCCGGTCTTGCGCACGGCGTCGCCGAACGCCTGCACGTCGCGCGCCGCTTGCTGCGCGCCGACAACCGACACGGTAGCCGTGAGCTGGGCGGCATTTATTGCGATGGCGTCACCGCCCTCATACCGGCCCAGCAATCCGCCGATAGAATCTCCCAGGAGGTGACCCCATGCACCGGATATCGAAACGGACCTGGTTCATCGCCGGCGGCGCCGTCGTGCTCGCCGCCATCCTCATCAGCGCGGCCACGGCCCCCCACAGCAGCAGCACGGGCAGCGGCAAGCATCAGATCGCCGGCGTGCTTCATGCGTCCAACTGCATCGGCCTCGCCAACGCCCGGTTCACCGTCGAGGACGAGCAGGGCCGCACCATCGCGCACCAGCAGGCCGGGGCGCAGATCCCAGGGCAGCCCGTCTGTACCGTCGCCATCGCCGTCACCGTGCCCGAGGCCGCGTCGTATCGTCTGCGCTTCGGCGCCTGGACGAGCCCCAGCCGCAGCGCGGCGGCGCTCGCAGCGGGCGGCTGGACCTGGACCGAGGACATGGGCTAGCGCCCCGACATGCCACGCTTCGGCCCCCCGCCGCGGGGCGTGACCGAGCCATGCCGGCAGTGCGGCACCCCCGTCTATCGCACGCCCCGTGAGACCGCTCGCGGCGGGCCGCGCTACTGCTCGCTTGCCTGCGCCGGCGCGGCGCGAGTCCGGCGCGAGCAGCGCCGCTGCCCGGGCTGTAGCGCTGCCTTCGCCGTTCCCCGATCGACACGGCAGCGCTATTGCTCGAAGGGCTGCGCGACCCGAGCGCGGGCTGACGGCGTGGCAGGACGCCGCCGCGCACACAAGCCACCCGTTGTGCTCGTGTGCCGCGGCTGCGGAGTGACGAAGGTTTTCACGGGCGCGACGAGCAAGTCTACCGGCCGCAATCACGGCCGCAAGCGGCAGTTCTGTTCCCGCACCTGCTGCAACGACTACCGCCGTCGCACCGCCGCGGAGCATCCGCTGTCCCGGGGCGGGCGGTATCGCGTCTACGGACCGAACTGGCAGGAACAGGCGCGACGTGCGCGTGCGCGTGACGCCGACACGTGTCAAGACTGCGGCGTGACGCGGCCGGCGCCGGCCCTCGATGTCCATCACCTCGTCTCGCGGCGCCAGTTCGGCACGGACTACGAGGCCATGAACCGCCTTGAGAACCTCATCACGCTCTGCGAAGCGTGCCATCGGCGCTGGGAACACGCGACGCGGCGCCGGCCTATCGTCCCGCATTGAGGCGCTCCTGCTGCCACGCGACGGCGCGCTGCTGCCGCTCGGCGGCGCGGCGATGGTGCGCCGCGGCCTCGGCCTCAAGGCGCTCCGTCATCAGCACCCGGTTAATCCAGTACAGCGGCACGTGCTCGAGCTCCCACGGTCCGATGCCCCCGAGGTACTTCGCTACTCGAATGAGCCCGTACCATTCGGGGACACTGCCACGGCGTCCTTCCGTGACGAGCCACGTTCGGAACTCACGCGTCGTATAGGGTTTAGCCCCTGGTCCTCGATCGTCGCGTTGAGCACGCCCAGGAGCAGCACCGTCGGGATCACATCAAGGGCGTCGGGCTTGAGCGGCACCCGGTAGGTCTGGCCCTTGGCGTCGTCGTTGTCGAGGTCCCACTCGGCGACGACCTCGCAGACCCGCTTGACGAGCGCCGGCAGCGGCCCCTTGCCCGCCTCGGTGTCGCGCGCCACCTGCTCGTTGTAGGCGCGCTCCCGGGCCACGGTCACGGCCGCCGGGCGGTACATGATGTTGAGCTCGCCGAGGCCGTCAAAGGGCACGACGAGCGGCCGGGTGAACTGTTTGGCGGTCGCGGCGTTCAAGCCCATCTCTCGGCCTTCTCAGCGCGTCTGGTGCGATTTTAGGGGGCTATCCTCATAAGGCTGCGGCTGTATTCTCGACGACAATCTTGACGGCGCGGCCCCAGGTCGTGTCGTGGTTGATCTCAAGCGGCCAGGTCACGATCTGCACCGCGTCGCGCACGCCCTCGGTCATGCCCGCAACTTTGAAGGCAAAGTCCGCCGTCACCCGGTAGCTGTGAATCGGCGGCCCAACGTCGATCTGCGGGCCGATGGCTTCGGCGCGGATGAAGATGGGCGTGCCGGCGCGCAGGTTCGTGAGCTGCAGCATGCCGGCCGCGTCCTGCTCCATCACGAGCGAGCCGGTGAACTTCGGCTCGGTCTGCACGGTCGTGGCGTACGACTGGTTGGCCGCGTTGACCGACCAGAGCGGCCCCCACTGCGCGGCGTACATCCAGTCGAATTCGGCCACGCGCAGCAATTTCGTCGTGCCGAGTGCCGTGCTGGTCGGGTCGAGATAGATCGACCAGTAGGTCGGCAGGATGGGGTGCAGGCCCAACTGCGTCGCGCCCACGGCCATCGTGATGTTGTCCGAGATCGCCTTCGCCAGCATCGTGCCCTGCACGGCCGTGTCGTCGCGCGTGACGTTTAAGCCGAACGAGTCAAACTTGGCGCCCGGCATGCTCTCGGCCCGCACCGTCTGGCCCTTCTCGACGCTGAACGACTGCACCGTCTCCAGCGCGGTCGTGCTCGGGTCAAACGTCCACACCTTGCTCGTCGTCCCGCCCGGCACGGGCGTGACTTTCTTCATCAGCGACGAGAGCGGATAGACGATCTCCTCGAACGTGGGCGCGCCCGTGACGCGGGCCGACGACCACTCTTTGTTCAGGTTCGTCTGCGATGGGAACTTGAACCCCGCCGCCCGCACGTTCTTGGTGTTCACCTGCGGCGTGAAGTCGATCATCATCGACTGCAGGATGACCGTCGCCGGCACGGCGGTGCCCTCGGTCACTTCCATGCCGAGCTGCACAAGCTCCTGGATTGCGGTTCGTTCAGCCATCACCCACGCTCCTTACGGTGCTTGTGCCTCGAGCCGGTACTGCGCGCCGAGCCGCTGATACGCGACGCCGCCGCTGTCGTCCACGTAGTGAATCTCGCTCGTCTGTTGGGTCGCGAACACCTCGCCGGCGCTGTTCGTGCCGTGGGCGCCGCGCATCGCCTGATCGACCGCGTTCGCGATCGGCGTCACGGTGGCGAGCGACTCGCCTTCGTCGGTGGCGAGGATTTGACACTCAAGGTGCGTGTAGACGGGGCGCGGCCCCATCCAGATCACGGGCACGGCCGCAAGCAGGCTGTAGACGATCGCCGGGTATGCCTGGCCGGCGGGCACCCGCTCGGGAAAGATGCGCGTGCCGACGGCAGCGGCAATCGTCGGGTCCGCGGCAAGCAGGCCGTAGAGGAACTTGCGGGCGGCGGGAATCGTGAGCGCCATCACGCCGCCTCGCTGAAGAGGCCGCGCAGGGCCGTTTCGAAACGCGGGCGCTCCTCCTCGACGGCCGGCGTCATGCTCGGCCGGGGCGCCATGTGCACCGTCCCGTACTCCAGGTAGATCGGGTATTCGAGGCTACTGAGCACCGCATAGTCGGCATCGCCCTGCTTCTGCGTGCGGATGTCGCGGCGATAGGTGCCGGTTTTGACGGGGGCACGCTGCTTCCAGCCCGCCTCGACGCGGTAGGCCGAGGTCTGCGCGATGCGCTCGGCGCCCTGCGTGATGCGGCCCGCGATGGCGTCGGTGTGCAGCTCGACGTGAATCGTCACGCTCATCGCTGCGGCACCTCACGCAACGCCCGCTCAACCGTGGCGAGTTGGGCCGCATCCCATGCGTCCGCCACCATGCCCCGCCAGTAGATGGCCCGCGCCTCGGCGTCGCCGGGCGGACAGATGGGCAGCAGCACGCCCGGATGCAGCTGCACGGCCTCGGGCCAGGCCAACGAGCGGGCGAGTTCGAGGACCGTTGAACCGGAGCGAGCCGGAGGCTCGGGGCATCGGGACCCCAGCCAGTCCCCTGACTGGCTGGGAACCCGTCGCCCCGACTCCGGTTCAATCGCTTGCGTCGTCAAAGCCGCGCCTCCAGGAGCACCGACACCGCCGCCTCATAGAGCCCGTGCGGCGCCACGCCCACGACCTGGAAACTGCCGCCGCCGATGCTGAGCCCATCGGTAACCCGCACGTCCGTGCCCGCCGGCAAGAGCGCCGCGGCGGGCTGAATCACCTGCAGCCGCTCGGCCAAGAGTTGTTCCTGCGAGCCCGGCGCAATCGCCATGAGCTGCCCCTGGCCCTGCGCCACGACGCTGTACGTGGGCGGGCCAAGCGCCCCCTCGTCGTCCTGCGCGACCGAGGGGCGCAGGACTTGAAAGGCGTCGGGCATGCCGCGCTGCGCGAGCGCGCGCAGGCTGGTGACCGTGGCGGGCGACAGCAAGAGCGTCACGCATCACCTGCCGGTGCGGGCGGTGGTGGTGGCGGGGGCGGTGGTGGTGGAGTAGGCGCCTGACTACTCGCCTGACCAGGCGCCTCGTAGGGGCTGCCGTCTGCCTTACTCACAATCGCGCAGCCGGCGAAGCGTTCCTCGCTGAGCGCCGCCGCGGGAATGTCGGCTTCATAGCCGTCGCTCTCGCGGCGCACAATCACGCGG